CCGTCTTAGACATCTTAACACCAAGTTGTGTTTTCTTACCAGAAAATCCTTGACCCACAATTTGACCTGCTCTACCTCTCATAGAACACATAAGGAGATTTTGATACTCTAGATCGTATTGAAGAATACTTGCAACTTGATCTCCAATATCATTTACTTCACACAAAATAAATGCACTATTATAACTCTTTGCTACCTCATAGATTATATTTGGGAACAACATAGGTTTGATATCATTGTTCCTATATTTTGCTACAACTCTATGAGGAAACTCTGTAATATCGACAACAACAAAAGCAGAGTAGTCTTCTCCAACTCCTCTTGCAACGTCAACTGTCATTACATAGTCATGATTTTCTTTTGATGGTTCATATACATCCAATCCAGCATTTCTTTGAATAGGATTCTCATACACCAAAGATCTAAGTTTGCTTGGTGCGATTAAAGTATCTACTGATCCTAAGAACTCACATTCAAACTCAACTTTGAATTGAGCTTCAGAAGTATTAGCAATTGTGGTTGCTTTCCACCTTTCATCTCTACCAGGAACCTCTGACCAATGAACATCTGTAGGAACATATTCATTTTGTTGCCTCTCCGCATCATGCCACATACGGTAGAAGTGATTCATACCGTGTGGCGTTGATACGATAATTACTTTGGTGCTTTTACCAGAAGTAATAGTAGGATAAACAGAGGCAAAGAACGAGTCTGCAACATGGTTTGGAACGAAGGCGAACTCGTCGAGGAAGAGAATGTTAAACGACATGCCTCTGACAGCACTTGCAGACGTAGAAGCTGCCAATATCTTACTGCCATTTTCTAACTCCAGTGATCCTTTGTTCCATGATATGATACCTTGCTGCATCCATTTAGGTAAGTTTTCGTATGCAGTTTGTAACCTTCCAAGAAGTTCCCTGGCGGTTGCTGCTTTGTTTGCAAGAATGCCAATGTTTACGCTGTCATTAAATACAGCATAGTGCAAAAGGTAAGATACGACTGTAGTAGATTTACCAGTCTGTCGTGGCATCTTACAGATATTAAATCTGTTATTATGAAAGTTATTAATTAACTTCTCTTGAAAGTGATATGGGTGAAACTGAGTCAGACCTTCATCAAGAGAAACAATTTTGATATAATTGTTTGCAAAGTAAACGGGATCTTCCTTACACTTCATGAATTCAAGAACTTGTTCTTGAGTGAATTCAATTGGTGTATTCGCTTTTTTTAAATTGGGATTGCCAAGATATACTCCATTATCAGACATAATTTACTCAGCAATTCCAACGTCTAAGAGCTTTATTGATTCTGCTATCTGGATCTCTTGCAGTTTTAGCAGAAGTCAGTCTCTTTTTCATTCCTTTCATTCTGGAGCAAAAAGACTTGCGACGATTTGCGTCTTTTGAACCTTTCTTAAGTTTAGATGGTTTTGTGGTTACAGCAGTTTTAAGTTTTGAACCTGGGTTCTCTCTACGATAAGCATCAACTGCTTTCTGACTCAAACCGTCAGTCTTATCTTTACGATTGACTTTCTGCCAATCTTCATCAACCACTTCTACTTCTTCTTTTTTTGTTTTTTTAACACAGTTTGGATACCTTTTTCCAAACAAAGTTTTCATGCCCTTTTTTTCATAACCGGGCCAGCACTTTTCATCTAACTGTGACCCCTCGGTGTTCTCAGAGAATTCACTTGATGATCCTGAGTCATTTGAAGCAGTTTCATCAAATACTGAATTTTCTTCTCTTGTTGCCCAGATCTCTGATTCTGAGACATTGAGGAATGGTTGTCCTGGTACATACTCGGAAACTCTTGAACTTAGTACACGGGCACTTGGGTATACTTTTTCAAGTTCGACTTGTAACTCTTTTCTGGTTGGAAGTTTAAGTTGTGGAAAGAACATCTTAATTGAATAATACTTTCCTCTCCAATTAAGATAAACATCGAGGATGTGACCTGTCTGTGTTGGGATTCTAACAGCCTCTGAGAATTCTTCTTTTACTGATTTCCAACCACCACCTCTTTTCTTATACCATTTGGCTGCCCAACCATTGGCGTAAGCGGATGGATAAACGTCGAACTTAGATCTTGCTAATGCTTTTGCTCTTGACCAGAGCGATGGGTTTGTTGGTTTGTTTTTTTCATAGAGAAGTTCCGTCGTCTCTTCTTTAACGCAATTAGGAACTAGTCTACCACCTTTTTTCTTCATGCCAACCTGTTTCCATCCAACCCAACAAGGATCCTTTCTTTTTGCCTCGTCTATTTTATTGGATGTCATGATTGGCTTTCCTCCTTTTCCTGCTCTGTCTGCCACTGGATCTGCTGCTCTTTTTCTTCTTACGGCAGCAGCTCTTTCTGACTTAGACATTTTTGCTGCTTTTTCTTTTGAGAGGCATTTTGGTTTACCCTCCCCCTCTCCTCTGGCACATTTGCCAATACGCTCACCTTTAGTATTGTAACGATCCCAACCACCACCACCGACACCACCTTCTTTACCTTTACCAAACCATTTACGAAGATCTTCATTCATTTTTTCAGTCTTCTTTTTCATGGCATTAATGTATTTTCTGTAAACAGCGGCTTCTGAGGTTTTTCCCATTTCTCTTGCTCTTTGTTCCATGGCAACAGCAGCCTGGATTTTATGAGCATGAGATCTGCTTGAATTTCTAATTTTAGTAACACTTGCTTTAGCAGTTGCTACATCTTTAAATCCAAGACCGTGGATCGTTCCTTTAGGATTTTCATCCGTATATAAATCCGAATGTTTTTTAGAATTCGCAGGTTGCCCTGGTTTTCTAGGTATCCTCGGATTAGACTCTTCGCTCACGCCTCCATTTCCACCATTACCATTGGCACCGTTTCCGTTGCCATTACTATTACCATTACCATTAGCACCGTTTCCGTTGCCATTACCATTGCCGTTTCCATTACCATTTTTAGGTTCACTGCGAAGCATTCCCCTAGCACCAACATAATATCCTGTGGGGATTTTCTTACACTTTTTATCAGTATAGCAATAGTATTGCCCAGGAGGACATTTTTTCATAAGAACTTGAGTCTATGTATTATTTAGCAATTATTGAACACTGAACCGACTTCTGAGCCAATAGTCTCTCCTGCTCTCTGACCAAGCAATGTTGCCCATCCTGCTGCTAACCATCCTACATATGGAATATTCATTACTGCAGGAACAGCAACACCAGCAGTAATTGCACTACCTGCCATCGCACCTTGAGACCGTGCTCCAGCGTCCGCCACGATACACTCTACGTCTTTTGCAGTCTTTCCCTCGCCGTTTACTGCGGCACCTCCTATGTTCCTAACACCTTCCGCAGTGTATTGATCGGTTCTCCATTCTCTTCGCTGCTCAGTTTTTCCGCCAAAGAATCCTTTCTTATCTTGGTCAAGATGCAATGATCTCTTTGACTCAAGAATAGCAGGATCGTTTGCTTTGTATTCTATTTTATAACCATCTTTATCTACTTCTACCGAATATGATGAATATTCGCCACTAGGAAAATTTATAGTGGGTGGTTGAATATGATCTTTTTTAGAAATTAAATGCCCTAAAGCTCCTATATGAGCAACACCAACTATTGCTCCTAATCCAATTCCAAGATACTTGAGAGTTTTCATAATTAACCTAGCGAATTTACTTTGCTCTCTTTTTTCTCCCTGCACAATGCGCTTTTTGAGAGAATCCTTTAGGATTAGAGCAATCAATACTGCGTTTATATTTAGCACTCCATCCTTCTCTCACTTGTGAAAAGTGTTTTCTGATACGCGCTATGGTTTTATCATCCATTAATTGAACATATTCTTTTGATGCATATACCATTTGATCAATACTAGGACCGTCTCCATCACTGTTGCTCAAAGTCAATCTCATTACAGGATATATGTTAGAGAATCTCCACTTTGCTTGACCAGATTCTCCTGGAGTCTGATAATCCTGTGATAGTGCATAATTCCAAATCTTTTTATCGTATCCAGAGACCGGTCCACTGTCTGTTGCTGCTTGACCAAAACCACCTTGAGTTCCAGCAGAATTTCCGTGATTTGTTGGTGTCTCTTTAAGAAACTGTTTAAAAGTTTTCATTATCCGTCTAAAGCAACAGTAAGACCAAGCGACATACCAGGTAGCGACTGCCAAGATGTGCCATTATAGAACTCAAGTTTTGATGTGGTGGTGTTAAAAATGATTGCCCCTTGTGTAAATGTTCCAGCATCCCTAGCACTTGTAGTATATAAAGGTGGATAGAATGCAGTTGATGCTTTGATTGTCGCTGCAGTAATAATACCTGTGGTATTGATAGAGACAGTCGTTCCAATCCCAACAGAAGCTTCTTCACCATCTTCATTTTCAAATTTTATTTGACCTCCACTATCTTGCTTAATAGAAACTGTGGTCGCGGTACCAATTATGATTTCATCGACACCTTTGATTTGTTTAGAGTCAGGATCAAGAGTAATTGATGCAGTTCCAATTGTAAGAATACCAGTGACTCTTGCATCACCATTTACTAGTAATGTAGTATTTCCTAAACCAATGTGAACAGTTCCAATACCAGTGCTAAATGTGGAAACTCCAATTACATTGACACCATTTGAAAGAACATCAATCCCAGATCTAGCAGTAATTAATCCGATGGAATCAACATTTTTAACATCATTATATGTGATGGTGCCACCAACAGTTATGTTACCATCAACGTATTGATTTCCTTCAACATAAAGTGCAAAATCAGATCTTGCGGTGGTGCCAACACCAACATTTTTAGTCGTGTGAATACCTATAGTGTCTGTTGTCCAGGTTCCTGCCGCTCCTACAGACCCTCCAGTCAATGCTGTGCTAGCAATACCTACCCATTTGGTTCCATTGTAAATTAAGAGTTTATCTGTTCCAACTCCAGCGTCAAAAGTTACATCATCAAGATCTTTGATGAATCCTGCACCACCACCACCGATGGTAGAAATTTGTGTTTGAATCCTATTAATAAAAAGTCTGTAATGCTTTTCAAGGTCTTCAAGTGTTGCAAATTTTTGATCCATAGGTGTTAATGGATCAACTTGATTTCCTATAGATTCTTTTTCACTAGGAGGTTCATTTAAAAGACCTTCTTGTAATTGCTTTTGCTCAGATTTTATTGTTCTGACTAATGATTTAAGATCTTTAATATCTGCTTTCAGATATCTTAAATCATCATCATAATCTTTAACTTCAGGAATTACTATAGAAGATACTTCTTCTCTTAATTCATTAAAATAATTAAGTAGAAGTTCATCAGTCTTACGACTATCAATATTGAATTCTGTTAGTTTATTTTCAAGATTTTCTTTAAGTGAATTATATTCATTCTTAAGTTGTTTCTTTAACTTTCTATCATCATCTTTGAACTCGTGATGATAATCCCAAATTCTTAAAGAAGTTTCTCTTAACTCTTTCCATATCTTATCTTTTTCTTCACCAAGTTTTTTATCAAGATCTTTTACTTCTGTTCCAAATTGAATTCTGTTTTCAAAATTGGAAACTTCATTATCTTCTGAAAGTTTTTTAAGATCAATTCTTACACTTTCTCTTAAAGACTCAATTGTATCATTTACTTTTACAAAATCATCATCAATTACACTAAATGTTTTGCCGATCCAAGAGAAGTCGGGAACTTCATTTACTTCATTAACCCATTTAGGAAACGTTGGAATTGATTCTCTTACAACATCAATCGCTTCACATATTGCTTTTATTTCTTCATCATAATATTTTACTTCAGGAAGATTAGTTAACTCGGTTTGTAAAAAGTCAAGTTTATCCTCTATTTCATTTACTTGTTCATCATAATATTTGATCTCAGGAATATCGTTTATTTTTTCAGAGATAAAATCTCTGACCTGATCGATTTGTTCACATACTGCTTCTATTTCAGTATCATAATATTTTACTTCAGGAACTTCTGGGATATCCTCACGAAGTTCGTCAATAATCTCACATATTTTTTCTAGTTCGTTGTCATAATATTTTATTTCTGGAATGTCAGGAATTTCTTCCCTGACATCATTAATCATTCTAATAAGTTCTGGCCATGGGGGAACTACATCCTCTACCTCTGCGAAGGTGTTCCCATCTGCATCTTCTATAGTTTGAGTTTGTTCTTCTAATTCTTCCTCTTCTTTCTCAATATAATCTTCTACTGAGGGAAGATCTTCCTCTACAAGAAAATCATCCAAAGATGGCAAATTGTTATCTTCAGCTTCCGCCATTAAACTATTAGTAAAATTACTTTGGGATTTCTCTCCCTCTTTTATTTATCGTTATCTTTTTGCTGAGACTTAAGAAGTTTTGCTAAATCTGCTGTTGATCCAACAAAGAGTGCATTGGTAACATTTGTAGGAGAATTTTTCTTTGTATCTTCTTCGACATCCTTAAGTTTTTTCTGTAAGTCAAGAAGTTTATCTGTAGCGTCAGCAACACTCTTAATAAGTTGACCTGCAACTTCATATGCTCTTGCTTGTTCTGTTTCTTGGGCAAGTTCTAAAATACCGTTTACTGCCTCTTGACCTTTTTCGATTAAAGAATAAAGATTACCTCTTGTATATTCATAGTCTTTTTTAATATCATCCGCAGTTTCTTTTAACTTCTCAATTTTCTTGAGAGGTTGTGATTCAACAATTTCTCCCTGAACGTCAAATGTTTCGTTTAAGGAATCAAATTTAGATGTTTTCATAAGACGCTACCGCTAAATCCAAAATCATCACCTGGTTCAATAAGATCATTGTCTGCCGATGTGATTAAACCAACATCAGACCCTCCAACATGAGTTGTTACCGTCGTTCCATCTTGACCTCTATCAACGGTTAAAGTATTACCAGAAACTTTCTTAACAAGCATTGACTCTTGATTGATAATAATATAAGATCCTTTTATTATAGATGATGAACTATCAACTAAGATTGTTCTATCTGTATCGCTTATATCATTAGTCAAGTTTGTAGCAACATCACCGTTGTAATTTTTTGTCGCCCTTGGCAATACAGAATATGTCATATCTCTTGAACCAGTCTTTGAGTCTGGTCCTGAAGAATCTGCAGCAGTGTAAGAAATAGAAACTTTTTTGATGATATCCTTCGTAGCAGAAGAAACGGGGCCAAACAAATATGTTTTTGCTGTAAATCTAAGAGTATAAATTAATGCTCTTCTTGTTGAAAAATCCCCTTCATAATCATCATTCATGGTGATATTGTCAAGAACAACAGGAACA